TTATTTTCCTAATTTAATCTTCAATATCCCCTCATATTCATTCCTACTCAATATTTTTATAGCTATATCAATAGCTTTATTAACAGAACACTTTTTCTTATTTAATATCTTTTCAGCTAACTTAATTACTTGCTCCACATTTGCTAGTACCATCTGTCACCTCTTAAATATATTCAGCTTTCCAACCTTCTCTAGTTACTCTATTTTCTCTAGCTAAACAACTAGCATAATCTCCACTAATCTTTAAGTATTTACTTGCAGCCTTTGCATTTTTGAATATCATAATTTCTCCAGTTTCTATATTAAAAACTTTTATAGGTTTACTTTTTGTATCATTAGTTGGTTTTTTTCTTATTTTTTTGAATTGCGATTCATTAATTTTCAGCTTTATTTTCTTACTTTCATTTGATTCTCTTATTTTTCTTAAATTAAGCTCAAATAGGTCTTCCAAATCTATAACTTTACTTAAATACTCTCCTGCATCCATCCAAACTTTAGCCATATCCTTAGCCCCCTTTATTCAACTGGCATTTCAAACACTTTCTCTTTGTAATACTTAACTCTATCCCTATTTATAACATCAAGCTTAGTTCCTGCGATGATAGCATCCTGTATCTCATTTAATACTTCAAGAGCTCTTTCTTCTGATTTATATATTCCTATTTCTTGAAATTTTTCTTTGTCTCTAAACCTTACATAGACATATTCTCTATCAACACTTACCCATTCAGTTTTTACTAGTTCTAATCTATCTTGACTTCTAATTATTATCATTTCAATCCCTCCAATTTTTAACTTCTAGGAAGTTAATAGTTATATTAACCCCCTACTCCAAACTTCTCTTTTTGACTCTTTTTAATAATCTCGTCTAGTTCATCAGTAGTATACTGAGTGAATGTTTCATCAAAGTTATGAAACTTGGTCTTATTAACTTGCTCGATATCCTTCTCTATAAAATTTCTATTGTCTCTATAAATTTTCTCTAGGAAACTGAATGCTTCACCCTTTTTCTCTATGAATATGTCTACTGCTTTTAATAGTCTATTTTCATCCCAAGCAGATACTTTTTTTTGCATATTATTACTTAACTTTAAATGTGTTTTTTCTTCGATAATTTCTTTATTTTTATTCACTACAGCACTCGACTGCGTAGTATAGTTACAGGGTATAGTAGAAGGATATAGTAGATTAGTTTTTCGTTCCGGATTTATATCCGTTTGGGTCGGATTTATATCCGAAGGGTACGGATTTATTTCCGAGCAGTCGGATTTATTTCCGGCCTGTTGATAACTATCACTAATCAATTCTATGTATCTATATCCTAATTTGTAATAACTCCATGTACCACCTTGTTTTAAGGTAGCATGTTCTAATATCCCTATTTTATCTAGTTTCTTGAGTACTCTATAAATAGTGTCGTGTTTCTCTGTATAAAGAATTGGTAGTTCTTTAATGACTCCTGAATAATCAACCCAATAGTATTCAATTCCATTAACAAGTTTCCTTGCCATCCTACCACTACCTAGAAAATCTACAAACCATCTTAATATAAGTAAATCTTTTGTATTTAATCCTAGCTCTACTGCCTTTTTCTGACTGAATCCTAATATTGTATATTTCAAGGTTTCACCTACTTAATCAACTTCTATCCTCTATAAATAAATTTCTATTCCTTTTTCAGCTACCATTACTGGTATTCCTACATTCTTTTCTATCTCTTTTATAAATAAATTCTTATCACTATTATCTTCACTTAGATGAAGCAATGTAATTGTTTTTATATCACTTAAATCATTAGCTCTTAAAAAATTAATTACATTACTCAATTCAAAATGACTTTTAACAATTCTATTTCTAAGATAAATCTTATTTTTATTACTATCTAATAAATCTTTACTATAGTTACATTCAATCATGATGTGATTTAGATTATTAAAGTTGTATTCACAATAGTAAGTATCAGTTATAAATAATAAATTTCCAATTTCTTTATGATTTATTAAAAATCCAAGTGGCTCTACTGCATCATGTTTAGTTGAGAAAGGCATTATCTTAAAGTTACCTATCTTGAATAATTTCTCACTTCCTATAATCTTAGTTCTATGATTTTCTATTTTTAAAGCTTCCAATGTACCCTTGCTAGAATATACATCTATTCCATTATTTGTAAGCTCTGTGATAGCCTTAGAATGGTCTTTATGTTCATGTGTGACCAAACACCCAATAACACTTTCTAAATTGAAATCTAAGCCTTTTAATATCTTTTTGTAGTTAATCCCACATTCAAGTATCAAAGTTTCTTTTTCTAGTTGGAGCAAGTAACAATTGCCCTTGCTACCGCTCCCTAATACTTTAATTTTCATTAAAATGGTGGTGCTTCAAATTCCTGTTGCTTTACTTCTTCGGGCTTAGATTCTTTAATTTCAATAGCTTTTTCCTTTTCTTCTATTGTCATATCTATAGTCTTTTTATTAGCATTTTCTTCTATTTCTTCTTCTACTTGTCTATCTACGTATTCAACTGAGTCATCATCTTTTATGACTGCTTGGTCAGTTTCTAAAGCTTTCTGCATTTCTATACTTAATATTCCGTATTTAGAAAGTAATCTTTTAAGTACTGTTTTAACTGCCATAGCGTCAAAATCCGTTGTCCAAAGACTTGATTTTACAACATAATCCTTATTACTTTTGTATGTTTGACTATATCTTTTAGCATACTTCTCCATGTCCTCTTTACTCATGTATAGAGTTTTTTCAAATCCATTTAACAGTTTAAAATATGCTATATATCCAACAACTATCTCATTGTCTATCTCGTCTTTATTTTCATTAAATTCTATTTCTCCAGTCAATCTGTTAACGCTTTTAATCTCATTCTCATAGATTTCTATTGCATTGATTGTTTTATACTGTCCAGTCCTCATAGCTAGTTGTATAAACCCTTTATATCCAATTTGAAATTGCGCTTCTTTAACTCCTTTATTTGTAAAAGGTACTAAGTAAGAAAAACCTAGGTTCGGGTCTATTGGTAGGTCTAATGTTGCCGCAACCATAGCGGATTTTAAAATTGAATTAGGTTCTGCATCCTTTAAAGATGCTAAATTCGATACATTTACAACCGAAGCCATAAAGGTCTGTGCTTTTTTACCTAGCACATCTTTAAAACGTTTCTGATAATTCTCCCTTGAAAGTAAATTTTTAACTGTACTTTGAACTTGTATTTCATTTGTCATATTAACTCACCCCTTCTATTTTTAATGGATTATCATTACTTACAACTAAATTTATCACTTGGCTATCAATATCAATCAAAGTATTCACGCTTTCCCTGTTATCAATGAATATTGGCATTTTAACTCCAAAATGATTAGATAGAGTGTTTATTATATCTAGCCCTCCATTTATCTGTCCTGCCGTATTGACATTGCTGAAAGGCACACCATTTATTAAAGCTTCACAAGTTTCTTCAATGACTCCATTTATTTGTTCTTTGAATAACTTAAATGTTACATTCTTAAATTTACTACTTATATTACTTTCTAATAAACTAACTTTAGTTTTTATAAATAACTCACATAAGTTGAGTATTTTTTCTTGATGAGCTAGTTCTATACCTAATTCTTTTTCTTTTTCTAACAACTGCTCTTTTCTATCTAATAGCTCTTTGTTAATATCTCTTTTAGCTAGTTCTTTATTAAGTGACTCAATTTCAATCGCCAATTTTTTCTTATTTTCTTTTAGTTCATCAATGTTTTTTTCATCATCTTTATTGTTTATTTTTTCTTCTAGCTCTTTTATTTCTACACTAATTTCTGTTAATCTATTTTCTTCTTCTACTAGATATATCTCTGTAGATTTTGTATTTTCTAATTCTTTTTTTATTTTATCTATTAATACTGCTTTTTCTTGTATCTCTTCTAAAGTCTTATTTACATCCAGTCTCAATCTTTCAATTTCTGTATTAAATAATTCCATATCATCATTTTTAGACTTGCCTAGTGCTGCTATTTCTTTTAATTCTTTAGATTTATTTAGATTAAAATTATCTAACATTTCCTTTTTCTTTTCTTCTATATCACTAGTTTCTAAAGCTCTTTTGCAAGTTGGACACTCAGTCTGAATAGTACTTAAGTCTAATGTTTCCTGACTCTTTTTAGTCCATTTGTCCCTTAAATTTGTTGTTTCTTCAATCGCTCTTTTTTTCAAAGTTTCTTTTAACTCGTTATCCCTTTCTAAGTAAACAAGATTATTTCTTAAATTTTTAATATTATATTGCAACTCATCCTTTTCACTTATTAACTCATTTCTTTTCTTGTTTCCTTTTTCACTCGCTGATTGTTTAATACTTTGTATCTCTTGTTTTAGTTCAAATACTTTTTCTTTATCTTTTAAAATCTGTTCATTTGCCTTTGTGCCACTTAGTAACTCATCCTCAATAGCTTCTAAATCAGCTTTTTTAGCGTTAAGTTGAGCTTCAATTTCTTTAAAATCTACATCATACATTCCTCTGTCACATTCATTTATTCTTACTGGTATTTCTTCTTTTTCTTTAGATAGATTGTTTTTACTAGCTTTTCTATTTTTAATAATCTTGTCTATGTTATTTTCCTTTTCAAACTCTACAACTAGTGGAGTTAACTCCTGTTTAGCTTCTATAATCTGTTCTGTTGTTATGTCTCCACATATCTCTAAAATCACTTCCCTAGCTTTTTTCCAGTTAAGTTCATTTGAAAAAAAGTATGGATTAGTAAGTAATTTAAACTGGTCCTCGTCTGCTATTTCTGCTATCTCTTTTACATATTCACTCTTTTTTATTGGAGTATCATTTATCATGTAAGTTGTTTCATTTTTAGTAAAAGTTGCTTCTGATTCTCCTCTTTTTCTAGTCCACTTTTCTTCATATTTTTTAGTTAACTTTATCTCTTTATTATTAACTTCTAATACTGCTGTAACGGTTGTTACAAGTCCTCTAATGACCTTATTTTGTTGGTCTAAAGGTTTTATCTCAAACACACTTCTATTCTTGCTATCTTTATCAAACATTACCCACGTGAAGGCATCAAATATGCTTGTTTTCCCAGTTGCATTTTCTCCAGACACATTAGTTCTATTTTCAAAATCTATATGAAGTTCTTTTACTCCTTTAAAATTCTCTATATCTAAACTTTTTAATAAAATTGCTTTCATTTTAGTTCCCCCTTGTGCTATAATTAGCTTATATTTTATATTATGTTCTTGAATCGAGCCTCGCATTAGGCTCTTTTCTTATGCCCTATTTTCTATTTCTAAAAACTCTAGTATATTCTCACTAGCTTGTTTAACACCTTCCCACCAGCTTAGAGTGTCTTTGTCATAATCCTCTTTTGCTTTTAATTCTTTTATGCTTTTCTTTGCTTGTTTAATTTGACTTGTTGCAACTGATATAGCTAATTCCATTAAATACACCCCCTAAGATAAAACTTTAATCTCGTAATCACCATCTTGAGTATCCTCTGTTATTAAAGCTTGATACTCCATACATCCTCTTTCTTTGTCGTAGTAAGCTAAATTTAGCTCATTTTCTGTTGCCACTACTACGATACAATCAATTTCAAAACCAAGTCTTTTGCAATTTACCTTTACTGCATTTCCTACTTCAACTTTCTTTAAATCGAATTTATTCATAATTACCTCCTTATTTTTCTATTTCTTTTATGTAATCCCAAAGTATGTGCAATATTAGCGAGTTCATTGAACTGCCTTCTGTCGATGCTATGATTTTCATTTTTTCAAGTAGTGTTGCTGGTAATCTAAAAGTAAACCTTACTCTCTCGTCTTTGTCATACATTTGACGTCAACTCCTTCCTTGTTTCAATAATACCATGTCATACATTTGACGTCAAGCATTTTTATTGACTTTCTTTATTAATTATTTTATTATTAAAGTGTCATAAAGACGTCAAATTTTTGTATTAAGGAATGATAAAATATGTCCAATAAAGATATTTATACTCGTGAAGAAGATAAGAGATTTACACTAAGAATTAATAAACTTCTTTTTGAGAAAATCGAACAACTTGCTCAAAAAGATAAGCGTTCTGTGGGTAGAGAAATTGAATTTATTCTTGAGAAATATTTTGAAGATAATCCTTTAGAATAAAAACTACCATATCTTTTAATGTATATCCTTTAACTTTTGCCTGTTTTAGAAGCTTGTCTTTAAGTTCTCTAGACAGGCGTATTGTTGTTTGCTCCATTTGCATCCAATCACCCTTTTCTTTAATTATTTATAGATTAAACTCATTTTATTTTTAAATTAGCTGGTAAATATGTGTTAACTACATTTATATCTCTTGTTAATGCACTTCTTTTAACTTTCTTATCTTTATTAAACTTCTTGTTACTTCTCTGCTCGTCATAGTATGTAATCTTATATAACTCTTTGTTTCTCTCTACCTTGTAAACTTTGTTTTTATAGATTGTTTTCAAATTATCTCTCCTATCTTATTTTTAATTTAAATCTATTTCTTAAAAACTTCTTTTTTAACTCTATAGTTGCAATCTTTTCTCCATTTTTGAGTAAAAAAAGCACATTTCTGTATGTCACTAGTTCCAACTAAATCACCCCCTTTCTCTTTTTCATTACATCTTTATCCTTTATTGCATTTTTCATTACATATTCTTCAAAAGAAATCAAATCTATTCTATAACATCCTGCGATTTTGATAACTGTATATAGATTTTGTGTTTCTGCTTCCTTTACCATATTTCTCGCTGTTACATCTGACACTTTCAAATACTCTTTAAACTCTTTTAATGTGACTAACTTCATTTGCTTAATTCCTTGTCTATCTAAAAACATCTTAATGATGTCTGTTGTATCGTCTCTATTCATTAATTCTTGAACTAAGTCTTTTGTATCTATAAATTGTAATGCTACATTCATTCTCAAACCTCCCTTTATATTAATTGAATATTCTGTATTTAATTTTCAAGGTGTTGTTATGATTTAACTTAACATTGATATTTGTTCTTCATCTTCCTTTAATAATCTTTTTAGAATGTACTCTTGACCTTTTCCTGTAACTCTTGTTGTTCTATAAGTAAATACACCAGTCGATGTCTCTCTAGTACCTTCTACAGTTTCTAAATATCCTTTATCTACTGCAAGTTGCTTTGGCTCAGTTGAATTTTTAAATACCAAACCCCATAGTCTCAATTTTTCATATAGCCTTTTCTCACCAATTATTATTCCGTTACTTTTAGAGATTACTTTTGCTACCTCCCTCACAAGTAAACTATTTTTTGAAGATGCTATCTGATTGATAAATCTATTCTTTTCTTCCAATTCTCTATTTTTACTTTCTATTTTCCTTTGAGCTACTTGTAATGCTCTTGCCATGATTTCATCATCTGACATATCATTTGTTGTTTGTATATATCCTCCAGTTTCACGTATTGTTGGTAAAACTTCATCAAATACCCAGCTTTCAAATTTTTCTGCATTTGGTAGTTTACTATTCACAATCAATCTATACATATCACTTTCGGGTATTGCATTTACTTCTAGTACCTTATTTTCATTTTGCGGATGGGGTATGTAACTTTTTGTTACCCACCTACAATGGTCATTTATTGCTTTACTTGTGTTTGCATATCCTAAACATTTAGCTATGTCTGTTGCAACAAAATATGGTTTCTTATCAACTTCAACCATTCTTATTTGTCCAAATTCCATTTTTTCAAATATTTGTAAATTATTCATTTTTATTCCTCGCTTCCTATATTAAATTTATTTTCTTTTTTAATTTTCTCAACAAAATCCCAACAAGCATCTATAATAATAGAATTTTTACTTTTCCCACATAGTTTAGCTATATTTTGTACATCTTGATTTAATTTTGGCACTAGTCTTATTGTCATTCTTATTTTTTCCATTGTGTTTTACCTCCTATCTTTTTGACACCTATTAGGTGTCTATATGTCCATTATATTCTCGCACCTATTAGGTGTCAAGACTTTTTCAAACTTTTTTTGTATAATGTCATTAAGGAGGTGTCAAAATGACTACTATTACCGCAAGAATATTCATACCATTAAATGAAAGTTTGGATAAAATCTCCTTTCAAACTGGTATCCCAAAATCTTCGCTTATTCTATATGCTCTCAATGACATATTAAGAAAAGATGAAACAGTTGAGGGACTTGAATGTGTTTCAGATAAAACTGAAGAAAATATACGCTTTACATTGAGAATGCCTGAACACTTAAAATCATTATTAGAAAAAATTGCAAAAGACAATAAGATTTCTGTTAATACTCTAGTTAATCATTGTATATATCTTTTTTATGTTTTACATTGGTCTTCTTACATTCGATAAATATTGCCATATCGCATAAATTATAATATATGTAACAGGTATTCCAGTTTCGCTACTTAAATCTATCAACGCTTTGTACAAGTCCTCTGGTATACGAAGCGTTGTTTGCTCATGTTTCATTTTATCTCCCTCTTTCTTTAATTATTTTTATGATATAATAGTGACATCATTTAGACTCAAGGAGGATGCTATATTTATGCCATCAAAATTGCCTAGATACACACTTAGAATAGATAACAATCTACTTGAAAAAATCAAGTATATAGCTGAAAGTGAAGGTCGTTCTGCCAATAAAGAAATAGAACAATTAATTAAAAAACATGTTGAAAGTTATGAAAAAGTAAATGGTAAAATTAATGTTTAAGTTAATAAAAATTAAATATTTTTTAAGTTTTTGCTAATCACTGATAGTATGTACTCATTTACTGACATACCTCTTTGATTAGCTTTTTCTTTGCATTTAACATATAATTCTTCTGTAATACTTAGAGTATATTTCTTTTTACTGCTCAATCTATCTCACCTCTTTTTGAATATTCTGTATTTAATTTTCAAAGTGCTAGTTCGATTTAAACTAATTCTTATTTAAATCGCTTGATATTCCGTATTTTAAAGCCATATCTTTTACAATAGCCACATAACCCTCTATAAGCTTTTTATCATCTTGTATTACATCTAAATTGTTGATTTTCTCTCTTTTAGATTCAGATACACCTTCTTCTGCCATCTTTCTTTTTTTATTGATTAATCTTCGATTTAAATCAACTCCAAACCTATTGTTTAGTAAATCATAACTTTCTCTTCTAAGCATGTTTATATGTTCAAAACTACCTTGTTGTTTTGCTATTCTTGCAATTAGTTGTTGTGTATCCTTTCTCCAGTCTGTAGCATTTAATGAAACAACTTCTTTTATTGTTTTAACTTCTGTTTTTGCTTCTAATGCTATATTGTTAGCTTGATTAACTTGTAGTCTTAAATCTTTCATTTCTTTTAAACTTTCTATTAATACATCTTCTATACAAGTTAACTTCTGTTGCTTAACCTTGAAATGTGTTTCTTCTAAATTATCAAATTGCTCCCAAGCCTTATCTGTATCTAGGATTTTACAATGTCTATTTGCTCCTCTTTCAGTCCAAAGATACATTTTAGAAGTAAATTTTAGGCTTTCATATTTTGTATGAATACCTTTAAAAGTTTTTAAATCATCACCCTGTAATAAAAAATAATGTTTACCTTCAATAAATCTCTCTTTATTATTATTAAAGTTGTTACTTATATTTCTTACATCTGTTTCATATACATCTGCTAGTTGTTGTGTAGTTAAAACTCTTTCGTTGTTTCTTTCTATTACTTGTAAGTTATTCATATCTTTCAACTCCCTTTTTCTCTAATGTACTTTTAGTACATTTATTTTTCAAAAAAATATATTCTATTGAAGTATTGAAATAATTTGCTATTTTTATAGCTGTATTTAAAGATGGTACTCTCTCGCCATTCTCTAAGAAAGCTATATACCTACTTGTAAGACCTAACTCAGCACCTAGCTGGTTTCTGCTCAATCCTTTTTGTATTCTGAAATCTTTTAGTTTATTCATTTTTTCACCTTCTTTTATTTTATCTTATGTACTAATAGTACAGTACTATTAGTACATTGTCAATAGCTTTTTTTTAAAAAATGAGCTATAATTGTTAATTAAGAACTAATAGTTCAATATAAATTATAAAAGGTGGCTAAATAACAATGATTGGATATAGAATAAAAGAACTAAGAAAAGAAAAGGATATTACTCAAAAAGAACTTGCAACTTTTTTAGGACTTACTCCTAAAATGATTTCTTTTTATGAGAAAGAAGAAAGATTCCCTCCTCATGACATAATTTTAAAACTATCAGATTTTTTTGATGTATCTACAGATTATTTGCTTGGAAAAGTAAATGTAAAAAATGTAGACAATATTAGCGAATTAGAACTAATTGAAAATCTAAACTTCTCTGATGACATAAAAGAAGCTTTAAAAATGATTAGCGAATTAAGTCCTTCAAGTCAAGAAAAAATGCTTAAAATAGCAAAAGTTTTTCTTGAAGAAGAACTTAATGAGAAAAAATAAGAAAGAAGAGAAAACTACTCTCTTTCTTTTTTATTTTCTTGTTTATAATATTTTTTTAATAACTTTATGTACTCTTTCAATTTTTCATCATTATTTTTTTTTAATTCATTCAGTGTATCTCCTGTATCAATTAGTATTTTTTTTGATTTTTTCACTTTACATCATCCCCTATTAATATGTTCAAAACTTTATCACATCGCGAATATATGTTCGTATTTTTAGTTAAAAATCACCCTCATTTTATTATACCCCCTTTAGTATTTTCTTTTTTTATTTATTTATATTTTTTTATTTAAAATTAAGATGTGTATCTTTTAAGTACATAATAAATTCTTTTTAGTAAAAAATCAAGCGATTAGGATTGAACGTAGCAAAAAAGGGATTGAACGCAATTTCAAGCATATATTTATTCATTTTTCGACTAGAAATGATTTTTTTTATTCATTTTCATTTAAAATTTACCACATAGAATAGAAGTAAGACCTTCTTTAAATGAATTATATCTTCTGTAAGAAATCGTTGCTTTTATATCTTTTCTTTCTCCTAGTATCACTTCTCTGTTATTATAGTCTCTAACTTCTAATAAATTTATTAAAAAACTTTTGTGACATCTGAAAAAAATTTCGTTTGGAAGGTCTTCTTCGATATCTTTGATTTTTGTAGTAGTGAAAAAACTTTCAGTTTTAGTATGTACTTTTATATATTTGCTTGATGTTTCAATACATACTATTGACTCTACTTTTATGACTTTTATTTCATCTCTTATTTTAAATTCAATTAACTTTTTTTCTTTAGCTTTTTCAAGAAAATATTTTGTCATCATGCTTTCAAATTTGTCATACGAAATTGGTTTTACTAAATAGTCAAAAGCTCTAACTTTATAACCTTGCAGAGCATAGTCTACAAATGCTGTTGTAAATATTATAGAAACATCTTCATCTATTTTTCTTATTTCTTTTGCTGTATCTAATCCATTTCTTCCTTCTGAATTTTCAAACTCTATATCCATGAAAATTACATCTACTTTAATATAATCTTTTAATAGTTCCTCTCCATTCTTAAAATGAAAAATCTTATATTTGTCTTCTTTCAAAAACATTTCTATATACTCAAATATTATATCTCTTTGAACTTCTTCATCTTCACAAACTGCTATTTTAAACACAATAACGCCCCCTAATATTTCTTTCTTACAAACAAATATTTCCGGAAATTATCATTTGTTATAACAATTTTAACACTTTTTCAACATAATACAAATGGAAAAAATTGTAATAACATGTTGTTTTATACAGTTTCATACTATTTTGAAAATAACATAAAATATTTTATATATTTTTAAAATACAAAATATTTTATTCCAAATATTTACATAACAAATATACTTTACATCTTGTATTATTAATATAAAATATAAGTAAATATACTTATATTTTAAAGGGAGTGTACATATGAACATCAAATCAGCTTTTATAAGAAAAAGAAATGAAAAATTTCATGTATATGTGGAGTATGTGGAAGAAGAAACTGGGAAAAAGAAACAAAAAAGTTATGGAAGTTATGAAAAGAAAAAAGATGCTGAAAAACATTTAATTGAAATAAAATCGACTATAAACAATAATAAGTTTGTTGCTCCAAGAGATATAACACTTGTAGAAAGATGCTATAAGTATATAGATGAAAAAAAAGATAATTTTTCTCCATATACTTTAAGAAATAGACAAAGTATAATTAGAAATCAAATTAAGCCTTTTTTTGAAGATACAAAATTAATTGATATTACTCCAAACCTTCTACAAACATATGTTAATAAAATCTATAAAAAATATTCTTTAAATTCTGCGAAAAATTCAATTGGTTTCTTAAATGCTTTATTGCATGAAGCTTACAGACTTAGAGAAATACAAGAGGATATTTCTAAGTTTGTAATAACTCCAAGCAAAAAAAATACATCTGTAACTAATTTTTATACTAAAGAAGAAGCCCAACTTCTATTGGAAAAATGTCTTGGTACTAACTTAGCTATCCCTATTTATTTAATGTTAACACTTGGATTACGTTTTGGAGAAGCTGTAGCGGTTAGATGGTGTGATGTTGAACTTGATGAAGGAATTATAAATATAAAACAAACAATGATTTATGTTCGTGGAGAAGTAACTTTTAAATCACCTAAAACAGAGAAATCTAAAAGAAGATTAACAGCACCAATTGAATTAATAAACTTATTAAAAGAAGAAAAAATAAGACAAAATAAATTAAAATTACAAGGTATACTAAAAAATGAATTAGATTTAATATGCTTAAATAAAAATTTTCGTCTTTGGAAACAACAAACATTCTTTAAACCTTTTAAAAAATTATTAGAAAATAACAATCTTAGATATATAAAATTGCATGAGCTTAGACATACAAATGCAACTTTGATGCTATTGTCGGGAACTAATATAAAAACTATATCAGAAAGATTAGGACATACAGATATAAAAATAACTATGAATAGATACTCTCATGTTTTAGAAGAGATGGACAGAGAAGCATCTGAAAACTTGAGTAAAATACTATTTAAATAATGGTCAGTGAGATGTCAGTTAATCACATATTTTTTTATTTGTCAGTTAAATGTCAGTCAAATATTTATTACTAGATAGTAGTAAAAGCTAGTATTTAACTGCTATCTAGTGTCACATAGTATTATATAATAGCTAAACATAACATATCTTTAATATTATATCTTTTATCTAGATATCTTATGGCTTTTATACATATTGCTTCTGTCTTATTATTAACGAACTGTAGACTTCTTCCATCTTGTTTGACAGCTTCCATACATATATTATCTGTTTGCTTATTTACATATTGCAATGCCATACCATTTTGATTTACAGCTTCTATACACATTTTATCTGTTTGATTTTTTACATATTGTAGTGCTTTATAATTTTGCCTAATCGCTTCCATACATAATTCTTCGCTCTGCTCTCTAACATATGCAAGACATCTACCATCTTTTTTAATTGCTTCTAAACATATACTCCTTGTTTGAACTTCTAAAGCTTTTAAAATACTTACAACATCTATATTAGAAGAACACCTTATTACTTTTATAATAAGCTCATCAGTTTTATTTCTTACATATTTAAGTGCATTACAGTCCTTTTTTATGGCTTCAAGACATATATACTCTGTCTGTTCTTTTACATATTCTAGTGCTTTATAGTTATATCTTATCGCCTCTAAACATAATTCTTCTGTTTGTTCTTTTATATACTCTAGTGCTTTATAATTCTGCCTTATTGCTAGTATACACATCCCATCAGTTTGATTTTTTATATTTTTTAATTCACGATAATCATACTTTACACTTTCCATATTTTCAATATATTCATTTGTAATATACTTTAAAGACTTTTCCAATTTTGAGTTATCAATACCTATATGAATATTTTCCCAATTACTATTAAAATAATACCCTTTATCATCTAAAAATAAATTTTTCAATTTTTTAGATATGTTCAT